CTTCCTCCGGGGGCTCCCGCCCCGCTAGGCGCGCGCCGCCCGTATAGGGCCCTAGGGGGCGACGGAACGAGGGCCCCGCGGTAGGGGTAGCGGGCCGGCGCGACGGCGGCGCCTAGGGGCGCCTCGGGGCGGCGCGCGCCTAGCGGGGCGGGAGCCCCCGGAGGAAGGTCGAGGCGTACCCGTTCGCCACGCCTCCGAGGACCCACTTCGAGCTCCACCAGCGCGCTTCGAGCACGTTCGCGCGCACCGCGGCGTCCCAGGCGACGCGCATCGCCTCGCCTGGGGTGCGTCCGGGCCACGTCTGGTCGTAGGCCGCCAGCCCCATGCACAGCAGCGGGCCGAGCGCAGAGCCGACGCCAGGCACCGAGCGTGCGCGCCGAAGGGTGAGCTCCTGCATGCTGCCCGGACCGAGCGGGTCGTCCCACTCCACCTTGATCGACTTGCCCTTACTGTCCTTGCGGTTGCGCACCGAGTCCGCCTGCGGCAGTAGCCGATCTGCATGCGGAGCGACGTCGGCCGTCTTCGCGTTCTCGGCGTGGTAGGGGTAGGTGGTGACTTCGAGGCGGATGTGGTGCCGCTGCATCACCTTGTGCACCACCTGGACGAGCTCGTCGCCAGCGACGTCGAGCGACGGGAAGTCGACCACCTTGTGTTGGAGCCAGTTGCCTTCGAGATCGAACTCGATGGCTGCGGCTGCCGAGGCGTCGATGTAGCGATCGATCGTCGCCTCGAACTCGCGAAGCCAGCGCACCGAGGGCTCGGGCCAGACGGTGACGACGTTCTCGATGTCGCGCGGGAGCGTGAAGCCGCACACCTTGCGCAGCGTGTCGACGCTGTAGCGGGGATCGAACCCTGGTCGCATCGACTCCAGCATGAAGGCGGCGACCGAGAGGTGGTGCTCCGCGAACCGATCCCAGAAGCGGCGCGAGAGCACCATCTGGTCATCGTCGTCGACCCAGAGCCCACGCGCCGGGAGGTTCACTTGAGCACCCTGTCGGCGTACGCGTCGAGCGCCGAGCCCGCGGGCCTGGGGTTGATCTTCGCGACCTCGGCGCGAGCCGCTTCGATGGCGAGCTCGTCCGACTCCTTGCCGGTGATCGCCGCGAGCACGCCGGGGGCGGCGGCGGCGATGATGCGCAGCGCGTTGACGACGATCGTCTCGGTCATGGTGCTTCCTCTGCGAGCAGGTGATCGATGAACGAGGGGAGGGGCGTGAGGCTGACGCCGAAGTCGTTGGTGACGCGCACGAGGTTGTTCCACTCGCGGACGACGCGGCGCAGGGCGTTGAGGACCGTCGGCCAGAGGTTGTCGTCGCTGTCGGCGATGGCGACGGCTTCGAGCCACGTGAGCAGGGCGAGCCGCACGGAGAGCATCGCGGCGTCGGCGGGAGCCCAGCGCAGCCGCAGTTGGCCGATGCACGCCGCGTCGACTGCATCGTCGGGCGTGTCGGGGCACGTGCGCTCGGCGTCGGCCGTGGCGACCGCGGAGATCGTTTCCCCCGCAGCCGACGCGGTGATCGCCGCGACGCGGATGGCGGTCGTGTGCTGCTGCACCGCGTTCGGGCCGCACGCGGACGTCGAGGCGGCGACGAAGCCGGCGAGCAGCAGCGTCGCTGCGCTGCGCGAGTTCAGGAACGCCGTCGTGATCGTCCAGATGAGGCCGTTGGCGCCGAGCAGGAGCTCGCGCGACTCGCTCGGGGCCCACAGCGCGATGGCCGTGAAGCAGAAGCCGCCTGCGATGAGCACCGCAGCCATCTGCCAACTGAGGACGTCCTTGATCTGCTTCTTCATCATCCGCTCCCTTCCGGCGTCGGGTCCCCGATCAGAACCCGCAGCTTCGCGCGCGTGCGCCGGATCGCTTCGGTCAGGTTGCCCGACTCGTCGGCCGCGGTCTGCGCAGCCGAGCGCACGCGCTCGGCGCTGCTGCGGTAGGTGTCCGAGGCGGTGCGCATCTGCGCGCTGACCTCGTTCTCCGCGCTCTTCTCCTCGTTCTCGACGTCGCGCACCGCGCGCTGCTTGGTGGTTCTGCTCATGGTTGCACCGCCTCTCCCGGTGTTGCCTACTTGATCGGCTTACGCCGGACCTCTTCGGCGAGGGCACGCATGTCCTCACCCAAGTCGCGGAGCGCGGTGCGCAGTTCGAGCGTGGCCTCGCGGCTCTTGTCGAGCGCCGTGGTCACCGCTGCGAGCGTGCTCGTGCTCTCCCGGACGACGGCCTGCATCTGCGTGCCGCCCTCCTTCATGTCGTTCAGTCGCTTGTCGTGGAGGTCTTCGAGCTTCTTGAAGAACTCGACGCGATCGGCTTTGCCGTCTCGCCAGAGGTAGACGATCACCATGGCGAAGACGAGCACGATGATGCCGAGGGAGCCTCGATCGATCAGTTGCTCGGTGATGCTGGAAGCGACTTGGTCGGGCATGGATCACACCGTTCGGACGGAGGGTTCGACGATGAAGGGGCTCGCGGGAAGCACGACCGTCTGCGCTCCAGACTGCGTGAGCCAGATGTCGAAGATGTAGCGCCCCGGCGCGTAATCGCGGAACGCCGTCGGGGGGATGGTGAAGAGCGCGGCGCCTTCGTCGGCGTCTTCGATCGTGCCGGTCTGCCGGAGCACGTACTCCTCGTCCTCAGACGACACCTTGATCGTCAGCAGGAGCGACGCCTCGCCCGTGCCGAGGTTGACGGGCACGCCGTCGGGGGTCAGCACCGTGAGGTAGAGCTCGTGCGTGGCTCCCCGCGTGTAGCGGATCGGCTTCCGCGGGTTGCTCGGGACGAGTCGTTCGTCGCGTGGAGCTCCGTTCTCCACGACGCCGACGATGTAGCTGCGTGCGACGGCCACGGCTTAGCTCTCCGCGATCACGGTGCACGAAGGCGTGTCGGTCCCGAGGCGTGTCCAGATCCGCGTCACGCCCTGCTCGCAGTCGTACGTCGGCGAGACGTGCGAGAGGCGGATGTGATCGGTCACGCCATCGAAGCTGATGTAGAGGACGTGCGAAGCGCCGACGCTTTCCGAGTAGAGGTGCATGCGCTTCGGGGTGAAGGGGATGACGAAGGTCGGATCGGTGGCGTACGCGGCGGGCGCGGCAGCGGTGCTGGTGAAGATGGCCATCTCTTTGATCTCCTTATGCGTTGCGCGCGTAGAGCACTTCGTGATTCGAGATCGAGCCCGTCCAGTTGGGCGTCGTCTCACCCGAGAGCGGCGTGGGGTTGACTGCCGTCTGCTCGTAGTAGCACCAATCGTTGAGCCCCGACGACCAGACGCGCTGTCCGTAGTAGGTGATCGCGCCCCCGGCCTTGTAGGTCACGTCGAGGAAGTCGAGCGTCGTGTTGGTGCCGGGGAGCGGCGCGACCGCTTCGTCGCTCCAAGGCACGAGCATGCCGCCCGAGCTCCCGAGCGCGACGAAGACCATCCCCGCCTGGTCGGTTCCACGGTCGCCCCACGATCGCGCGTAGTTCGACGCCATCGCCGCGCTCTTGCTGATGCGGCCCTTGCCGTAGGCCGAACCGCCCGTGGTGGACGCGGCGAACATCTGCGCGATCGAGTCGGTCGAGGCGATGAGATCGCCGACACCGTACCAGGGCGCGCCCAGCGCCGCGGGCACTCCCACGACGGTGCCTGCGGGCTCGCTCCAGCCGAGCGCGTTCGGCGGCGTGCCGCCCGTCGGTGCGGCCGTGCTCGTGAGGACGACGAACGGGTCTTTGTCCGACGGGTGCACGGCGCCAGAGTCGAGCGCGGCGAAGATCAGATACTTCACCGTCTCGGTGGACGTGTCGATGGAGATCATGCCGACCGTCAGCCCGCCGTCGGCACCCGGCGTGTCGTCGTACCAGATCGTGTAGTAGCCGGCCATGTTGAAGCCGACGATGGACGCACCGCTGCCGTCGCGAGATCCGTAGATGATGTACTCGTTGAAGCCCGCTCCGGGCGCGGAGTTCGCGTCGGCGACGAGGCCGAGCATCCCGCCGCTCACGCCGGGGTTGTAGATCAGGTTGCCGTAGCCGCTCCATCCGGCGACACCGACGCCAGTGCCCGAAGTCGTCTGGAGGAGCACCTGCCGCAAGCACGACGCGCCGCGATTCTCCAGCAGGCACCAAGCGCTCTGGTTGCCGGCGTCGCCCGTGACGGCTGGCGTGGAGTTGTCCCTCGCGTTGCCGGTGACCCACACGTCGTAGCTGCCGCCAGATCCGGGCGTCGCTGCGGTCTTCGAGAGCCGGTAGCCGCTGGTGCCGTCGGGGGGCGTCGTCCACGGGGACGAGACGGTGATCACCGTGCCCGTGTTGCTGCTGATGGTCCGGGTCTGCCCGATCCCCGTGCCCTTCGTGATCGTGATGGTCCCGGTCGCCCAGATGTTCGTGGTCCACGACTGCCCGCTGTCGGTGAGCGTCGAAGCGCCGCCCGCGGTCGCCGTGCCCTCCTCGGTCGTGTCGAAGGCGAACTCCGTCGAGCCGTCACCAGATCCGCGCACGGTCCAGCCGGCAGCCACCATGGCTTCCTTGAGGCGGAACCACTGGCGGCCGATGTAGTCGGTCGCGGCTCGGGACTCGTTCACGTAGGGGAAGGAGAGGGCCATGTCGATCACCCAGTCGGGGGCACGTCGCCCGAGTAGATGTTGAGGTGCGCGCCCTGCACGATCGCCGTCTGCGCAGCGCCGCCAGCGGCGAGCGTGAAGTAGTACCAGTCCTCCGTCGCAGCGACGACGGTCGCAGCAGCAAGCTGCGAATCCTGGAGCAGACCCGTCGCAGTCCACGTCGCGATCAGCGTACCACCCGTGAAGCGACGAAGCCGGAGGGTCGCGGTGTCGGCGACGCCGAGCGTCCCGAGGAGCGCGTAGCTGTCGCCCGCGATGACCGCGCCCGCAGCGAGCCGGATCGCTCCAACCGTCGTCTCTGCCGTGCCGACGACGGTACCCATGATCGGCAGGCGCACACGATCGCCGCCCTGCGCCGCGTAGCTCTTGCCGATCGTAGCCGTGAGCGCGGGGGACGACGAGAGGTTCGCGAGCGGGCTCTGCGCAGAGAGCGAGAGGCTGCTGCACGAGCCCTGGAAGGCCGACTCGGCGAGCACCGCGGCGTCCCAGCCGACGACGTTCAGATCCGTGATGCCGGCGGCGTTGTCTGCATCGACCGCCCACGACAGCACGGACGACGCGCGGGTCATCTCGAAGGTGACGCTCGCCTGCCCGCCGCCGAGCGGCTTGGCATCGATCATGGCAACGAGGTTCGTCGAGTCGCCGATGATCGACGAGTCCTCCAGCACGAGGCGAAGGCTCTGCGGGTAGTTGTTCGCGAGGTTGAAGACCGGCCCGGTCATCCCACCGGGGTCGGGCTGGAGCGCGATGCGCGACAGTCGGATCGCGGTCCCGCCCGCGGCGACGTTCACGTTTGCGCCGTCGGCGAGATAGACGGTCGTCGAGAGCTGGTTGGCGCTCTGGAGCGTCCAGCCGTCGAGCGTGTAGGTCCCTGCGGGGATGGTGACGGGGGCGAACTGGTCGTCCATCAGCACGCGCGGCGGCAGCGGCTCCGCGCTCGCATCGGTGTAGAGATCGCCCCAGTCGTCGTAGATGTTCTTCGTGGGATCGGGGGTCCCACCGGGCTGGAAGACGTAATCGCAGCAGTCCCCGCCGCCTCCGCTCAACAGCGCGGTGCGGATCTCCGTGAGGATCGCGTTGAGCTCGACCTTCCAGCCATCGTTCGCATCGAACTGCTGCGTTTCGCGCGCAGCCGGCAAGCGCCACGTGAACGAGGTCGTGAACCGCACGCCGACGCCCTGCTCATCCGAGTCGTCGAACAGCGTGCGCGACGAATCGAAGTAGGTCGTCAGCCGCACGAGGTACGTCCCCGGAACGTCGGGAGTGATCGTGGTCGTGGGGTTCGTCGTCGAGCTCAGCGTCGCCGCGCTGCCCGCGGGTCGATCGAGGAGCTCCCAGAACCAGCCCGCGACGCTCGTGTTGTCGAGGTTGGAGAATGTGCAGAGCGTGCTCGCGGTCGTCTCGACCGAGCCCGTGACCGGAGGCCCACCCGTGCTGATCTGAATGACCGCGGCCATCGTTCAGTCCTCCCAGCCCACGCACGAGACGTACGCGGACGTCGCAGCGTTCGGAGTACCCGTGACGTGCACGTCGAACGTGCCGAGCCCGAGCGTCGGCGGCATGATTTCGATCTCCTGCCGCTCCGAGCGCCCGTCGTCGAAGATGTTGGCGCTCAAGGTCGTCGTGCTGCCGGTCGGCTGGACATAGAGCCAGATCGGCGTGCCAGCCACGCCGTTTCCGGTCCAGCCCACCGAGAGGAGCAGAAGCCGCGCCGTCGGGGGCACGTTCGTGATCGTGATGGCGTTGTCGCCCGTCACGGGCGGCGCGAGGTTGGTGCCGCCGAAGTTGCCGACGTACATGCGCGTGCGCCCGTTGACTCGCGACATCGGCGCCCAGGCCGTGTTCAGGCTGTTGCGCAAGAGCGCGCCGACGTAGACGGCCGAGCCCGCAGCCGCGCTGACCGCGCTGAACGGCGCAGGCAGCGTGATCGGCGCGGTGTTCAGTTGCGTCCACGTGTCGGGGGCGACGTCCGAAAGGACGAGCACGCCCTCCGACGTCTCGCCCGTCGTGTGCCGGCGCGGCGTGAGGTTGAGCGCGGACCAGGGCGCGATGTAGAGGTAGTAGAGGGTCGCCGCAGCGAGCGTGACCGACGGCGAGAGATAGTCGGGCGTGTCGAGCAGGCGCGTGTAGATGCTCATGAAGGAGAGACGGCCATGCGGCCCGTCGGTGTCCGCTTGGATCAGCGCAGCGTTGCCGGTCGGGTTGTTGTTCGTCAGCACCCGATCGACGTAGCGGATGAGCGAGGAGGGCCGCTGTCGCCAGTCGGCGATCGGGCGCACGTCGATGATGTCGGAGGCCACGACCGGACCACCACCGCCAGGGCGCCGGATGATCGCGATCGGGACCCAGTCGCCACCGCTCGGCGCGGGCGCGTTCGCACCACCCGTGAGCAGTTGGAACGTGATCCCCGAACTGTAGACCTTGGGAACGAGCGTCGGGACGAACGCGCCCGTGCCGGGGTTCAGCACGTCGCGGCTGGAGCTCACCGTCACCGCATCGAGCATCTGCGCTTCCAGCAGGTAGTACGTCGTCGATCCGGGCGACGGCATCACCACGGTCGAAGACGCCGTCAGCGTGGCCACCCGGTACGTCGAGTCGAACGTGCCCGGCGCAGGCGAGAGCACCGCCGAGTCCTGTAGGAGCATGCCCGGCGAGACAGCGACGTCCGTGCCGCTCGGCGTCACCAGTAACCCCCCAGCCACGAGGTTGCGCACCGTCTCGGTCACACCACCCACGAAGTGACCACCGAGCCCGTAGCGAAGCAGGTTCGCCAGCGTGCGGTTGATGATCGCAGCGATGTTGTTGATGTCGGAGGAGAGCGGGCGCTCGCGCGTGTTGATGATCAGGCGATCCATGTGTTAGCTCCTGCGCCTTTCCACGATCGCGGCGACACCGGCCGCGCGGATGTTCTGGAGAGTAGTCCAAAGCCCGGCTGCGAGCGAGCCGTAGAGCAAGTCGAAGCCGTCGTACGCAGAGCCGTAGACGAGCGTCGCGTCCATCGAGCCATCGAGGTCGAACGCTGGCGTGCTGCGGCCCCAGCCGGTGAGCGGGTCGCGGAAGTCGATGGGCATCATGCCGGGGTCGTCGTACGCGAGGCCGGTTTCGAGGAGTGACGTCGGTTCGAGCACGATGGTGAAGGCGCCGCGGTGCTCGATGTAGTCGAGCCAGACGTTACGCAGCGGCCACTCGGGACGGGGATCGTCGTAGACGAAGAGCGTGCTGTCGAAGAGCGGGTTCGTCGGCGGCGTTGCCTGGTAGGTCGGCGTGCCGGGGTTCGGGCTCGGCGCGTCCCAGCACGTCTGATACGTGATCATCCACGTTTCGATGAAGTCGAACGCGATGCCGTACGGGTTGAGGATCGCAGTGACGGTGCGTCGGATGGCGCCAGGGCTGACCGTGTCGGGCAGCGAGCGCACGCGCACGCGGTAGACGTCGGCCGGCTCGCCCGGATGGCGCGCGATGCCACGATCTGCGCCGAGCCCGTTCAGCGTCGGCGCGACGCCTCCCGACGCATCGGCCGACTGCGAGACGGTGAACGCGGGCTCGGCGTAGGGGGGATCGGTCAGCAGCAGCTTGATTTCGGTGATCTCTCCGGGCACCGTCTCGCCGCGCGCCGTCGTGCGCTCACCACGCACGTTCCACTCGAACCCGGCAGCGACCGCGAACACGCGTCCCGTCTTCGAGAGATCGGACCCGGTGAACGCGAGGTCCGCGGCGAGCACGAACTCGCGACCGCCCTGCGGCGCGCGAACGACCGTGCCTGCCTTGATCGTCAAGGCGCCAGCCGTGAGCGTGGGGCGCGTGAAGGTCACGTCGGTGAACGCGATCGCGGCGTCCTCGGAGAAGATGACGAACGAGCCGCACTCCAGGTGCCTGATCGAAGCCGCAACGCGCTCGCCGACGGCAGCGAACGCTTGGAAGAGCTCGTAGCCGGCGTCGGGGTACGCCTTGAACGGCGCGAGGTACTCGGGCGGAAGCGTTCGATCGAACAGCGCGAGGAAGTACGACTGATCGAGCGTCTCCGTGTCGCAGAACCGGACGCCCGCCGTCACTTCATCGGTGAACGAGTAGTCGGCCACGATCAGACTCCGTCGGGGTTGGCGCTGCCCATCAGCGCGCGGTCAGGCTGGAGGGACGCGGCGACGACGAGCCCGAGCGTCGCGCGCAGCACCTCCAACTGGAGCGGCGCGACGTCGCCGACGGGAGAGAGGATCTCGCCGCCCGTGACGATGAGGCCGGGGACGCGCCGCAGCCGTTCGATCGCAGTCGTGAGGACGAAGCGCTCGCCGGGCCGGAGCTCGTTGATGTAGGCGACGATCTGCGCGCGGGCACGCAGCGCGACGACGTCCGTGTTGACGCCGGCCACGAAGGTCAGACCGAGGCGCACGCCCATGAGCGTGACGCGCGCCACGGTGACGTTGACGAAGATGCCGGCCGCGCGCCAATCGTCGAGCGCGAGGAACACCTGCTCGGCGAGCACCTGGCTCTGCGTCTCGTACGCTGCCGGCGTCGGCACCGTGTCGATCAGCGCCTCGGTGAACGCGTCGGCGACGACAAGTTGCACCTCACGCGCGGGCCGGCCGTACTCGTCGAGTACCTCGAACGCCGTCGCGGCGCGCACGCCGTTCACGTTCTCCGCTGCTGCGCGGATCGCATTCAGCGTTCCGCGGCGAGCCGTCACGAAGAACGACCGCGCGCGCTCGCGCAGCGCGTCGTCCTTCTCCGCGTCGTCGGCTCCCGCCGTCGCGAGCGTGTTCGTGACGACGAGGTCCGCGGGCGAGCTCGGCGGCATGTCGAGGATGTTGGTGATCGTCCCGATCGCCGCCTGCTGGCTGATGCCTGCGTCGGCCGAGCGCACCGCGACGAGCACGGGCCCAGTCGAGCCGAGCGGGAACACGGCGCTCGCCGTCGTCAGGAACGTCTTGCCGTCGACCGTCTTGAGGCGCGTGCCGACGGGGATCGTGAACGCGGAGGGGTTGCTCGCCGTCGTCGTGAACTCGACCGTGCCGACCGACGGGGTCGCCGGCTTGCGCGTGATGTTGTAGCGATCGAAGACGAGTCGATCGAGCTCCTCCTTCTCGGCAGAGTCGAGGTAGAGGGAGCTCTCGACGCGCGCGAGCTGACCGATGCACTCGTCACCCACCGACGCCATCGCGGCGACGAACGCGTTGGCATCGGTCCCTTCGCGGTTGATGACGTCGACCGTGAGCTTCTTGCTGCGGCCGAGCGCTTCGTCGCGCGCGACTCGAAACAGATCCTCGAATGTGGGGAAGTCGGCCATGCGGTCCTCTCAGAGAGAGACTAGCGCAGAAGTCACCGGCTGCGCGCTGATGGGGATGACGACCTCTTCATTCGAGCGCCGAAGCTGCGCTGCGACTTCGATCGTCAGGACGTTGTCGGGCGAGAGGATGAGCCCCACGCGCACGCGCGCGAACTCGGGCTCGCGCTCTAGCTGCGCGACGATCGCCGACCGCAGCCGCACGAGGTCGACGCCAGGCAGCGGCTCCTTGGCGCGGAAGCCGATGCCGTAGTCCCGCGTGAGGTGGAAGAACTCGCCAGGGAGCGTCGTCAGACGCCGGATGATCAGCTTGCGCAGGAAGTCGACGCCGCCGTGGACTGCGTAGTCACCATCCGATCCGACTTCGAGCGTTCCGCTGAGCTCCGTCTCCGACTGCACGATGTTCTTGAGATCGACCAGCGCCGCGGGCGAGCGCGTGATCTGCTTCGCTTCGCAGCCAGCGAAGTCGGCGTAGCCCGGAGACGAGATGAGCCCGCCCGCGTCGGCGCGCAGCGTGGCGCTGCTGACACGGTGCGTGATCAGCGAGCTCGCGAACTTGTGCAGGGTGTAGAGGTCGAAGATCGTGTCGTCGACCTTGCTGACCGCGAGGACGAGCAGCGAGCGATTCGTGTCGAGGCGCACCACCTCCCACGTCCGCGCGTTCAGCGCGTCGCCGTCGCCAGCCGTCGAGACGGCGAGCGCCTTGAGCGAGAGCTCGACGCGCACGGTGCGCTCGCTGAGCGCCGTCGCGCCCACGACGAAGAGCGTGCCGGGCACGCCGAGCCCGAACGGCGAAAGCCCGACGGGCGAGATGCCGAAGCCGGTGGGGCTCGGGACGGGCAGCGGAACGGGCGGCAGAAGCGGCATCGGTCACTCCCCCTTGATCTTGGTAGAGAGGTAGGTGTTGCGTGCGGCCTTGAGCCGCTCGATCGCAGTCGTGTACTCCGCGTTCACGAGCGTACCACCGGCCGCCTCGATGCCGGTCTTCACGAGCTCGATCCACGCCAAGACCGAATCGAGGTAGTCCCCAAGCGCGTCGGCATAGTCGTCGCCGCGCACGAAGCTCTGCGACGCATCCTGCAACTGGATCGTCCCGTTGTCGCTGGTCTTGAGGATGTAGTTCTTGCCGGGCTCGATCACATCGACCCAGTCTTCGACGGGGTCCTGCCCGTTGCCGAAGGCTGCGTTCGGCGGGTCACCCGCGTTCCACATCCGAGCCACGATCACGGGCCCGTGACCGGGGTCGCCCATCGGAACGGCGACCAGCACCGTGTCGTCGACCCGCAGCGGTCGCCAGGAGCCGAAGCGCGAGCCGGCGTAGGGAGCCGCGACCAGCGCCGTCTCCATGTCGCCGCTCGGCTGGTACTTCACGTCGGCGAACAGCCCTTCGTCGGGGTCGAAGCCCAGATCGACGACCGTCGCGAGCGTGAGCCAGACGCGCGGGTCCGCGCCGGGACGCGCGACCGCGGAGCTCAACCTGCCGACATCGATCCTGCTGCGTACGCGCCTCACGACTCACCCTCCACGATCCGAACCGGCGCATCGGGGTCGAGCGCGGGACGCTGCGCCGAAGCGACCGACGTCACCGTGTCGTCCGGCGCGGCTTCCCCGCGCTCCCACCACGGCGCCTCACCAGCGACGTCCGTGCTCGCCCGCACTTGGTTGCGCGCGACGACGTAGTTCTGGAAGTCGAAATCGATCTTGATGCCAGTGCCCGCGTTCCACATGTACTTGACCGTCGACACGCGGAAGAAGCGCTGGAGCTCGGCGACCTGCCCGCGCGCAGTCGCAACGATCACCCGCGCGAGGTTCTCGTTGCCGCGCGTCGCGCCCAGCCGCTCCGTGACCATGCGCACAGCCTCCTCGAAGCTCGCACGCGTGAAGTCGGTGAGCGTCGAGACGAGCGGCGCGCCCGACGAGAGCGCGCGAGCGTCCACGAAGAACTCGATGCCATCGCCGGGATTCAGGCGCAGCAGATCGGGGTCCTGGTTCGTGCCGCCGAAGCTCGTCAGGTTCTTCGTGCTCACCATGCCGCCCATCTCACCGCGGCCGATCTCTTCGTAGATGCTGCGCGCGATCTCGGCGAGTCGCTCCGTATCGCGAACGCCGGCCACGGGGATGTTGAGGATCTCCTCCTGCGCCGTCTGCCGACCCGCCGCCACGCGCGTGCGTCGGGTACCCTCGGGCGCCGACTCGGGCGGCCAGCGACCTTGCACGATGCGGTTCGCGCCTCGATCGGTGCTCGAAGAATCGACCGACACGCAGCGCACGACGCGCGGACGTGCGTAACCGCCGTACTTGCGATCGAAAGAGAACTCCTCGACGTCGCGCCCGTACACGAAGCGGCGCACGCGGAGCGGCGGCGTGAGCTCGACCCCTGCCTGCTCGTCGCGACTGCGCGGCTGCCCACCAGCGAACGGCGTCGGGTTCAACGCCGTGCCGGCGTTCTGCTGATCGAAGATGGACCGACTGGGGCGGATGAGGAGGTTGCGCCCCTGGAAGTAGGGGATCGCTCCGACGAGATAGCACGCGCGGACGATCAGATCCCAGAAGTTGAGACTGCCGCTGTCGGCGTTGGGCGTTCCGCGCCCGCCTGTGCGCTCGCCGCGAGCTCCGCGACGATGCCGAGGGACGATGCCGGGGTTCCCCGGCGCGGGGATGACGCCGTTCGGCCACTCGATCGCGTTCGTGTGCGTCGCGATGTCCTGGAAGAACGGGTTGAAGTTGAGGATCGCCTGCACGACCTCGTTGATGGGGCGGCCCCAGTCGAGCTCTTCGAGAAGCTGGGCCTGCGCGCCGGGGAGCACGCCGATCGGCGTGTCGAGCAGCGCACCACGGAGGTCGCGACCGCGCATGGAGACGCGCGAGCCGGAAGCGCCGTGGCTGACGCCCCATTCGTCGACGAGCCCGACGAAGCGGAGCGTCTCCTCGGAGGTGCGCAAGACCGAGCGCCGCGTCCCGCTCGGCGTGGTCGACATGCCGTCGGCGAAGTCGGCGTCGCTGACGGTTCCGAGGTGGATGTCGACGGCTGCGGCTCGCACCGTGCGCGGGTCGATGGGCAGATCGCGGAAGTCGAACTCGCACGAGAACTGGCCGGCCTGTCGGTAGCCGGGGAACTCCATCGACGCGCTCACCGGGATGCGCCCTGCGATGAACGAGACGTTTTCCGCGCCGCGCCGCAGGATGAGCGGGACCGGATCGGGATTGACGCGGACGGCGGGTTTTTCGATCGCTTCCTGCGTCGTTTGGGGGCGGACGGCTGGTTGCAGATGTAGCTGCTCGTCGAACTTGAGCTCGACGTTGACGACCAGCGATGGGCGGAAGGACGGCATTCACGCCTCCCGCGTGTCGACAGTGAACTGCGGGATCAGCACGAGCGTTCCGGGTGCGAGCTCGTTCGACCGCAGGTTGTTGAAGAGCAGGAGCCGGCGCCACTCGAACGGCGTGCCGTAGTAGGCGCGAGAGATCGAGCGGAGGTCGTCGCCGCTGCGCGACGTGTAGATGCCGAGTAGCTGCTCCTCGATCTGCTGGAGCATCGCAGCGCGATACTCGATCGCGAGCCGCGCCATCTCGCGCGCATCTCCGATCAGCCGTCGCGCGTAGCGGTAGGCCACGATGCGGCGCGCGAACGGGATGTCTTCGATCGGAACGCCAGCATCGATCAGCGCGAAGGCGGGCCTGCTCGCCAAGAACTGCGTGAGCTCGTCGGTGCTCGTGAGCAACGCGTTGCACACCGCGACCATCCGGCGAGCCGCGCTCGACGGACTGATCGACTGCCGCGTGAGCTCGTTCACGGTCGTGCGAGCCCCCGCGGTCGCGACGTTGATCGCGGAGAGCGATGTCAGCAGCGTCGTCATCGTCGACAACGACATCGCGAACTTGACGATCGCGTTGTTCTGCAAGCTCGCGTTCTTCTGCTCGAACTGCGACGCGGCATCGTCGGGGCTCGTCGACTGCGCGACGACGGCCGGCGCGGTCGGCTCGCCGCGAGAGATCCACTCGAAGCGCATCTCCCATTCGACGTCGTGGACGTTCAGCCAGCGCTTGCGGAACTCGGTGATGAAGCCACGCCGCGTCTGATCGTCCCACGTGACCTCGACCTCCTGGCCCTCTCGCACGATCGAGTCGAAGACACGGCAGGCGTCGCGCGCGTTCGCTACCTGCTCGCCGTCGAGCGTGATCGGTTGCAGCACGTTCTCGCCGAGCGGCGCGAGGTACTTGTCCTTCCACGCGCCCGTGATCGAAGTCGGGTCCTCTGCTGCGCCGAGCACGGTCGCGGTCGCCTGGGGGTTGCCGGGGTACCACGTGAGCTCGACGCGCTGCTTGGTCGTGAGCTCGAACGGGCGATAGGGCAGCCCGCGGTCGGTGAGGACGACCGTGCGCTGCTGACCCGTGAGCTCGCGAATGGTGAACGCCGAGGCGACCATCACCGCACCCCGAAGATGGGCTCCAGGCCGGACTGGAGACGCTGCTCGCCGATGCGCCCGACGTCGTCGGCGAACGCCACAGCGATACGGTCAGGATCGAAGCCTTCCTGGAAGCGCTGGGTGATGTCGAAACGGCTGTGGCGGAAGTCCTGGTGCACCGACGTCCCCGGCCGCGCGCCTGGGGGCGGCGGGACGGCACCGCCGCCCCGTCCCGCCTCCCTGCGCCGCGATTCGGCCTTCGCCGCGTCCTCGGCCGCTCGCCGCTGCATCGCGGCGTAGATGCCCTCCTCGCGACCCTGCTGCCCACGCAGGAAGTCGGCCGTCGCCTGCCCGCCAGACATGATGTTGAACTGCCGGTTGAACCATGTGATCGCTTCGATCATCGCCGTGAGCCCGCGCACGACGATCTCGATCGTCAGGATGAAGAAGTCGAGCCCCATAGTCGCCTCTGTCGTGCCGGTGACGAGGAAGGCGATGGGTGCGAGCAAGTCGCTGATCGAATGCCAGAGCTCGGTGAGCGCATACCAGAGCTCCATGAACGTCGGATAGAGACGTTGCGCGATCACGACGTGCGCGCGGAAGACGTACTGCCCGAAGTCGATCAGGATGGTAGCGATCGGGCGCATCGCGTCGATGAACGCGAGCACGTTCTCGGTCACGACCTGCACGGTCGGCCAGAACGCGTCGAGGAACCCTGTCGTTTCCGATCCCACGCTCGCGAGTTGCGCGAAGATCGGGGACAGGATGTCGCTCAGCCCCTTGCCGAGCTCGGACAGCGCGTCCACGCCGGGCCCGATGAACTCGATCAGGTTGTTGACGCCAGCGACCAGCACCTCGGAGATGTAGCTGCCGATCGTGGTGAGCGTCGCACCGAAGCTCGTCAACTGTCCTTCGCCGTCCATGAAGAGCGCGTTGAACTGCCCGAGCCAGTCCTTCATCGCGTCGAAGAGCGGCGACGTCGCCATGCGCCCCATCATGCGCACGATCGATGCGAGCGCGCCGGTCTGCGCGTTCCAGGACGTGCCCGCGTCGTCGAGCATCGCGACGAGGCCCTCTTGGGCGAGGGTCGCCCGCAGCACCTCGCCGCGCTGCTGCTGCGTGAGCGCGTTGAACTGCTGGATCGAAGTGACTTGGCGCTGGGTCCCCCGCGTCGCCTGCTGGATGAACGGCAGCAGACGTTGGAACGCCATCGACTGCTGATCGATCTGACCGCGCCCCGACGCGAGCGCGCGGACGAGGGAGAAGCCGGCCTCGGCCGAGTGCACGCCGAGGGTCGACATGATCGCCGTGTACTGGTTCGTGAAGTCGGTCATCTCCTCCGTCGAGCCGCGGAACGTCTGCTGCACGACCGTGAGGCCCGTCTGGAAGACGTTGATGTAGTCCTCGGCCTCACCGGGCAGACGAGCAGCCGCAACAGTGATCATGTCCATCGTCTGCGCGGCTTGGGCGAGGCCCTGGTTGAAGTCACCGGCCATGCCCATCGTCGTGAAGATGCCGGCGATCAGCCGTTGCGACTCCTCGAACTGCGAGTTGACCTCGGCGACCGCGTGCGCGGTCATGCCGAGGCCAACCCCCGCCAGCGCGACGCTCAGCGGGTTGACGAGAGAAGTCAGCGTGTCGATCGCTCTACCGGCCATCCCCGCAGTACGCGAGACGCTGCTCAGGGCGTTGTTGTACGCGGACGTACCAGCGACCTTGAGTTGCGTCTCGACGATTTCGACGATGTTCGGCATCACTTCTCCATGGCACTCCGCGTCGCTTCGTTCTCTTCTTGTAGGATCTCTCCGAGAGCCTCCGCGGCTGCGTAGAGCTCAGTCACCGGAGCACTGAGCCAACTGCGCATGTTCTGGTGTCCGTAGCGGGCGAGGAAGGCGAGCGTCTTCCAGAGCTTGCGGTTACGATCGCCTTCCTCACCGATGGTGTGGGCGAGAGCCGCGAGGTCGACTATCGGACAACGACCTGACGGCTCTTGAGAAAACCGATCGCCTCGTGGTCGGTCGGCGAGTGCAGATCGTTGAACGCCGTCGTCACGAGCGTGCGGAGCTTGGGGTGCAGCGCGGCCCACGCGGCGTCGAGCGAGCCGTCCGCGCTGGACAGCACGCGCCCGTCGATCATGCGGAGCGACTCCTTCGCGAGCTCCGAGGCGATGCGCATCGCGTCGTTCCGCCCGCGCTTCTGCGCGATCATCTCCTCTTCGACTGTGAGCTCGACGAGCCCGATCGTGCGGATGCCGAGGCCGGCGAGCGACGGCGGGACGCTGTAGACGTGGACGGGACGCTCGCGCTCACGCGCCGCGAGCTTCTCCGCCATCTCCTCGATGCTGCCGACCTTGTTGCTGTTCGCCATGTGTGTTCTCTCCCGATCTGGTTACGACGCCTGAGCAACGTGCTCAGGCGATGATCACGCTGGCCTGTGCCGCCTCCATCGAGAGCGACACCTCGCCGTAGTCCGAGCGGCTGCCGAAGCTGAACGGGAGCTCGCCGAACTCGACGTCGGGGATCAGCACGCGCGGGCGCTGGCCGTTGGGGAAGTTGAGCGTCACCTTGACGTTGATCTGGACACCGGGCGTGCGGCGCCGCGCCTTCTCCACGATCTGCAGGAAGAGGCTCAGGATGTCCTGGTTCTCGATGTGCATCGACATGCGCGCGGAGATACCGCGGAAGACCGAGTCCCGCCGATCGGTCGTCTCGCCGAGGTAGCCCTCACGGAGCACCTCGGTCTGGAACGCGAACTCGAACGATCGGATGGTCGTGATGTTGGTGAGCGGCCGACCCCCGGCGACGAGGATGAGCTCCACTTCCTGACCCTTGATGCGTTGCGACATGATCAGTTCATCTCCTTCTTCCAGGATTCCCACTCGGCCGGCGTCTTGTCCTTCTTGGACGAGTTGCACGGTCGGCACGCGGGGACGACGTTGTCCTTCGTGTGCGGCCCGCCTCTGGAGAGCGGGAGAACATGGTCCTGTGTCAAGGGCAGATCCGTGCGCTTACAGTAGTGGCATACACCTGCCGAGCAGAGCTCCATCCAGTCGTCGTGTGTCAGCGTCGCCTCGACGCCCTTCTTACGCGCACGCCACTTTTTGCTGTGCGACTGCGCACGCGCAGGCTGCTCAACTCGGAACTTCGTACGCGCCGCCTTCATCTTGTCAGGATGCTGTTGCTGCCACTTCCTGATCGCCTTCTTCTGCCCAGTGCTCGATTGCTCGCAGTTGCGGCATGTCGAACGCAGATATGTGTGCCCACCGACCGTGCGCGTGCGGAAACACGCAGAAGGCAGCACGAGCTTACAGCGGTTGCAGAGCGCTTCCATGCCCGGCTTCCGCTTGCTCGATCCTACCTTCCGACCACGCGCCATCGAGTCCTCCAGAAGCGAAAGAGCCCGAGAGCTTGTTGCTCTCGGGCCCTATCCTCCCTCGCGGGAGTGTGGTCCGCACTCGCGCCTACCGCGAGCCGCCGTCGCAGCACAGAAGGTACCGCGCCGCATGACGCGGTGCAAGCGTCACGCGACCAGCGGGAGAAGCTGCACGCGTTCGCCGATCTGCGCCTGCAGGACGATGAAGTCCGCAGTCGCCAGCGTGCGCACGCGCACGATGATCACGTAGATGCCCTGGGCTTCGAGCTCGGGCGTGTTGCCGCTGCGGTCGTCGATCTGGTAACCGGCGATCCGCTGCGCGGCGGGGTTGTTCGGCGACAGCAGCGAGTCGAGGAACGCGTCGACCTCGCCGACCGCCGCGTCCTTCAACTGCTGCGTCTGCGGTAGCTTCACGAACTGCACGAGACGCTGCGCGAGCGAGTCTTCGATGAAGTCCGCCATGCGCCGACGGTTGATGTTCTTCTGCCCGCTCACGAGCGACGTGGTCACGCCGCTCTGGATGACCGGGCCGACGGTACGATCCATCTTGAGCGCGGCGATGCCCGCGGCGCGAAGCTGGATGTACTCGGACATGCTGAGATCGGTGACGCCGCGCTGGATCCCCAGCACCGGGGCGAGCACCTGGGGCACGGGCGGGGCCGCCTGGCCGGGGTTGCGCTCGGGCGGGAGGTTCGAGAGCACCGCCGACACCCAGCCGTCGAACGTCTGATCGAGGATGCCGTCGATCGTGGTGTTCGAGTCGGCCGTCCGCAGGCGGAAGCCGACCGCTTCCTGCACGAAGACCTGCGCGCCAGGCCAGGAGTACACGATCCGCTCGTCGCGATTCGCGCCCACGCCGGGGTCGGCGTCCGCGATGACCGCGGTCGTGGTCTGCTGCGCGAGATCGGGCGAGAGCACGCCCATGCGCCCGACGGCGCGCGAGCTCGCGTCCAGGACGTGCGTCTTGACCTTGTTGCGGATCGTGCTGCTCTTGCGCGCCGTCCACAGGATGTTGACGTCGCGCGCCGGCTGCTCCTCGGCCAGCAGCGAATCGATCGCCGTCGAGTAGGCCGCATCGAGCGTGGCGTTCGCGGGGCGGTTGATGCCCTGGAGGGCGACGGTGAAGGCGATGCCGCCGCCGACGCCGGGCATGAGGCGTCCGCCGAGGCCCGAGAGCCCGTCCCAGGACGAGCCCGTGAGCGCGGTCGGGGTGACGACGGGCGAGAGCACGAGCCCGGTGGCGTAGGTGCCATCGGTCTGCGCGCCGGACGAGTCGGTCAGGGGGCGCGTCGGCACGGTGTAGCCGCCGACGTCGCCCGCACCGTAGCCGCCCGGCGTCGCGCTGCCGGGGACGAGCACCGGAGCGGAGTCCGCATCGGAGGCATAGTGCAGGCGCCAGGGGATCGCGGTCGCCGTCACGAACGCGAAGTTGGCTCCGTCGAGCCGCTCCAGGGAGATCGTGGCGCCCGAGCTCGGATCGCTCGCGACGCGGTACGTGCCCGCGCCGAGGTTGCCGCCCGAGGGAAGCGGCTGGCGCGCGCCAGCGTTGTTGTTGCCGATGACGAGGATGTCGCCCTTCCGCGCGCCGAGCGTCCCATCGGGCCGGACGATCGTGGTCCAGTCGAAGCCGCCCGTCGCGGTGAAGGTCTGCGTCGCGGCTGCCGCAGCGTTCGTGGTCGAGCCGCCGACGCCGGTCGCGATCGGCGCGAGCGCGGTGAACTGCACGCGCGCGGCGACACGGAGCCGGCTCTGCGGGAGGCCCGCCGCGCGGAACTCACGCCCAGCGGCGATCGTGGCCCCGGTGACGGGGACGACCGGGTTGGGGTTGGTCTGCGTCGTCCCGAGCGGGAGCTCGCGGAAGTAGCGGCAGCCGTTCGCGCTCGCGAGGTTGATCGGGACGACGACCAGGCGCGCGAACTTCTTGCTTCGCAGCGCCGCGAAGCCGTTGCCTTCGGAGATGCCGAACTCGCCCAGCGTCTCGTCGAAGCCGCCGACCTTGTTGATCAGATCGGTTGCCGAGAAGACCTCGACGGGGCGGATCTTGGTGGACACGACACCGCTGCTGTTCACGGAGACGGCGTAGGAGCAGTCCGCGAACTCGCCGACGACGCAGGCGACGCCGACGCCGACACCCTGCACCCCTCCGGGGGGCGGGAGGTCCACGACGACGACGCCCTCGATCTGCGTGATGACCTCGGTGCCGGGGAAGTAGCCGAATCGCCTGATGAAGCCCATGATCTCTGTCCTCCTGCGAGGCGGTCACCAGACCGCGAATGCCGAACCTCTCCCGGTGCCCTGTACGCTACACGATACCTGCGCAGCAAGCCAGTAGGCTCGCCGATCAAGCGTTGTCCAGGAAGAACAGCGGCATGCCGCCCGTCCATGCGGCCTGAGCGGCGAGCGTCGCTGCGGTCTCGGGGAGCGCGCCGCTCGTCACCGCGAACTGGAAGAAGTACGAGTCGAGGTAGCCGAGGCTCGGCTGCAGCGAGCCGGGCAGCGCACCCGGAGCGGTCGCGATCTGACCCGTCGTCGCGGCGACGGTGCCACCGACGCAGCCGATGCCCGCAGTCGTGCCCGTCGCGTTGACCGAACACGCCATGAAGTACGCCGTGCCGGCGGTGAGCGAGAGGTTCAGCGACGTGCCCGCCGTGTCCCAGGTGTTCGCGGCCGTGGTGAACACGAGCTCGCTCGTGAGGCGCGCGAGGTCGGAAAGGCGGTAGATCGCGCAGCGGAAGACGCTCGTCGTCGCGCCGACGCCATAGAAGCGGATCGTGTTGACCGTGATGTTCTGTGGCGGCCGGAAGAGACTGCACCGCGCGACCGACGTGCTGATGTTCGTGGGCGTCGCCGCGACGTTGCCGGCGCGCTGCATCTGGTAGATCGCGTTCCCGGGCGAGCATTTCACCGCGCCGATCGATGCGATCACTCGCGTCTCCCACGCTTCGGCGCCCGTGACCGTCGCGGTGTTCGGCGCGACCCATCCAGCCTGCGGCGTCCAGTAGATCGCCGCACTCGCCGGCAGGCCCCACGAGCGCGACGCACGCGACGTCGTGCCATCGAAGAGGCGCACCGTCACGACGCGGGTCACCGTGTCGGTGTTCGTGATCTCGATGTACTTCGCGCGTCGATCGAGGCTCGCCGTCACGGGCGCCGCGATGACGTCGACCGGCGTCGCTCCGTTGCTCGTGCCCGTGTTCCGGTAGCCCGGATGCACGATCACGCCGCTCGCCGTCGAGTCCCACGCATCGGCGACGAACTGGACAGCCGTGCCGGAGTCGACAGTGATCTGGAGTCGCCAGTTTCCTTGCAGCAGCATCTCAGCCTCCCGCGATCCAAGTCTGGTAGAGCGCCGCGCTCGCGTCGATGCCCGCCGTGCCACCGGACGTCGGCCCGTTCGTGAGCACGTCTTCGAGGTCGAGCATCTGCTGATCAGTGAGCGCAGCGTTGACGCCAACGACCTCGGCGACCGCGCCGTCGAAGAACTGCGACGGCGTGCCCGCGAACGACGCGATGCGGAGCACGTCCGTGCCCACGGGAAGCGACGCGGGGATCGTGCCGTACGACGTCGCGATCGTCTGCTCCGCGCCATTGATCCGGCAGCGCAGCGCCGACGACGCGTAGCGGAAGAGGATCGTGTGCCAGGCACCCGCCGTGAGCGCAGCGCCGCTCCATGCTGCGCCGTTGACGCCGGGCACGCCGGTCCAAAAGCGGAGCTCGCCGCTGTACTGCACGGACCACGAGCCCGAGCCGCTCGTCTGCGACTTCGAGATCCAGCAACGCCCGCCTGTCAGCACGTCGGGCTTGATGCGCAGCGCGAGCGTGAACGCGGTGGTCGGGTCGAGGCTGGCGGCGTCGGCAGCCTCGATGTACTGGCTCACGCCATCGAAGTCGATGTAGCCGGACGTGAGGTGCGGACGATCGGCAGCGGTGCCTTGCGAGAGCGTGTTCGAGTTTCCCGAGTAGTCGAGGATCTGTGAGATGTCCGGTGGCGCGCTCGACTGCGTGACGCCGATCGAAGAGCGATACCAGAAGCCGAGGTTGCTGGTGACGATCGAGTTGACGGTCTTGGTGAGCGGCCCAGTACGCTTGATCCAGTTGCTCCCATCGTAGACGTAGAGCAAGCCGTCGGACGTGAGCACGACGGCGTCTCCCTGGTTCGCGGAACCAGGGAGAGACGCCACGCGCGGGAGTCGGATCGTACTGAGGAAGTCGCGCGCCATGATCAGCCGGTGACGACGACGCGGAACTGGTTGGAGGTCGGCGCGGAGAGGAAGACGAGCGTGACCGTGTTGGTGGTCGTGTGCTGCACATCGCAGACGATCTCGTCGTAGCTGCCGCTGTTGCGATAGACCTGCACGAGCACGTCGCGCGAGCCGAGGTTGTGCGTGATCGTGTAGCTCGTGTTCGAGCCGTCGCCGACGTCGGCGCTGTACTTGCGGATGAAGCCCGTGTAGCTCGCGAGCTTGAGCGGCGTCACGGCGCGCGCGTCGTCCGTGCCGGTGTTCGTCTCGGCCTGGGTGGCGATCTCGATCACGCCGGGGGTCGTCTCCGACGCTGCGGGCGGCGAGACGCCGAACGTGGTGAACACGATGTTGTTCACGCCGATCGTGCCGTTCACCTGCGTCTGGCGCCACGTCGTTCCGGCGTTCGTGGTGCCTTCGTCGACCGAGACGACCGCGTTTTCGAGCTCGTCGAACGTGCTCGCATCGCTGGAGCGTGTCGCGGGCGTCGCCGCGCCGTTCCAGATGTAGATGCCGTTCGTCGGGATCGAGCTCTGGTCTTTCGCCAGGAAGCGGTCGCCCGACACCATCGTCACGCCGTCGATCGTCGCGCCCGGCGAGGCGAGGTTGATGTTCGCCGTGCTCGCCGCACGGACGTTGTCCTTCCACGCGAGCCCCTCGATCGCCGCGTTGAGGTCGGTGAGCCGCGCAGCGTCGTTCGGGTTGGTGGGCGCGGCCAGGTTCGTGACCTTGCCGACGTTGTTCATGTCGATGTCGACGAGGAACTGTCTTGCCATGGCGACCTCAGTTGAGGCGGGCAGAGCCCGCGGTGGGGATCAGGAACGTGACGATGGTCTGGTTGAGCGACATATGCTGCACGTCCGCATCGATCTCCAGACCACCGACACTGAACAACTCGACGGAGGGGTAGTAGCCGAGGTTGTGGTTGATGGTCCAGACCGTTGCGGGCGCAGCCTGCGTGAAGTTGAAGCCCGCGCCGCCAGGACCAGGCGGGCCCTGCGGACCCTCGGGGCCCTCACGACCAGGCGGGCCCTGCGGACCATCCTCGTAGACGACCACGGGCATCGCAGCCTCCGGGGCGAAGGGCGGCGGGGTGAGCGTGACGACGTCGGTGTCGATCGAAGTACCGATGCGGGGAGTGAGCCGGGGGAGTCGCTTCCCGAGGCTGACGTACTGAGGGATCGTGGCGGTGAGCGAGAACGCCGCCTTGCGCCACCGACGCTGGTTGTCCTCGCCCGAGTCGAAGTACGTCATGTTCTGCACTTCGATCAGGGTGCGGGCGTTGTGGTAGTGCGGGAGCTCCAGGAGCAGGCCGGTCTGGTGCTCGGACGGGTTGAGCCAGTCCTCCAGCACTGCGACGAACGCCATCCGCTCGCGCGGATCTGTGCACCAGACCTCGAGGTCGAGCGGCTGCACGAACTCGCTGATCTTGCGCATCGTGAGCCCGGACGGGAGCTCGATCGTCGCGGGCGTGAAACCCGCCTCGGGCGCGTAGGCACCGGGCTGGCTCGCGTAGACGACGGCAGCCGGGTAGGCCGCGGGCACCTCCGGCTCGGCGAAGGCTTCGAGCACCTTGGCGAAGCGGATCAGGCGTCCGCCCGTCGCGACGCCCTCCATCTGGCGCAGGTACTCGGCGAGCCCACGTGTGATCGCCGTTCGGCAGTCCGTGTCGCGCCGATCCGTCAGCGACTCCAAATCGCCCGGCCGCGTCACCGCCCGCGTCTGCACCTCTTCGCTCATCGCCGCTCCTTGCGGAGCTCGGCGTCGCGCACGGCGGCGAGGTCGGCCAGAAGCCGCTGAGTGATCACGCCGCTCGCGCGAAGCTGCACGCGCGGGTCGGTCAGGACGGGGCGAGCGGCGATGCCGCGGAGAGCGATCTTGCGCGCGACGAGGAAGGCCACGTTGCGCGCGCGCTTCGCGGGCACGCCGAGCACCTGCTGGACCCACGGGACGAGCGCCATCACCGGAGGCTGCCGCGCACCCGCACGCCGCCCGCTCTCCACGAAGCGTGCGTAGTGGACGATGTTCTTGAGATCGAGTTGGTCCCAGGACACGAGCTCGGCGCGCCAGCCACGCATGAAGTGACCGAATGCCTTGATCGGATAGGCGCGCGTCGCGTCGCGCAGGATGGGGAGTGCCTGGGCCCCGCCCCGGCGCAGCGCGCGGGTGACCGTCGGCCGCAGGCGAGCGCCGAGGGCCTTCGCCCACTGCCCCATCTTCCCGGCCTTGACGTGGTAGACGACGCTCACGGGATCGCTCCCGAGCGGAGGCGCTCCTCGCTCGCGCGCAGGAGGTCGATCGACCACTGGAAGCGCAGCGGGTCGTAGGACGGCGTCGACTTCGGCGTGAAGCGGCGGCGGACACCGAGCCCCGGAGGCGGGCGCACGAACTCGATCTCCCAGTAGAAGTTCTGGTCCTCGGGGATGGGGTCGCCGTCGTCGCTGAGGCCGATCAGCTTGTCCTCGTTGTAGCGAGGGCTGATCTCCGAGACGCGCAGCGAGCCGACTTCGTCGACGCCGATCGACTGGAGGTCGCGGCGCAGCGAACTGAGCTCGGCGACCTTGGGGGTGGGGAGGACGAGCTCGCGGCGCACAAGCTCTTCGACGCCGACGCCGCGCTCGCCGCCAGACCAGCGAGTCCAGATCAGCGACACCTGATAGGCACGGGCGCCCAGGCAGGTGTAGAGATCACGCAGCGAGTCGACGCAGGGCGTGAGCGAAAAGACAAGGGAGCGCTGGTACTGCGCGCCCGAGAGCACGGTGAAGCTCCCGCCGCAGCGGCAGGGGTTGAACCCGCACGTCGAGCAGTTGCAGCCGGCCATGTCCGATCACCCTCGCACCGAGATGTTGCCGGAGTTGACGCGCTGCTTGAACCGATCGGAGTAGGGGTAGAGCGGGACGCCGAGCATGTCGGCGAGGCGCTTCGCCCAGCGCAGGTACTCGCGCTCCAACAGATCGGGATACGTCTGCCCCGGCGTCGCGCTGCGCAGCTTGAGATCACCGAGCTGCTCGGCGACGAGCAGGCAGAGCGAGTCCTGCAGCTTGCGCTCGATCTCGTCGAGCGTGAAGAGGACGCGCCGCACACGATCGAGCGCGTACTCGTTCGTCAGGAGCGTCATCGCCTGCTCGACGAGGAAGATCGTCTGCACGGGGCGAGGGATGCCCAACTGCAGCGAAGCCGCGAACGACGTCTCGACGTAGCCGAGGTGGTAGCGGATCCGTTCCTTTTCCTCTTCGGTCAGCACGGCAGTCCTCCTCGGCGCGCGCCGAGGTCAGCGCGCGTGCTCAGGGTACCACGGGCCGCAGCTTGGCGCCCGCCTCGCCCACCGCACGCATGAAGTCTTCGCTGTGCGTCGCGAGCGAGATGCGCTTGCCCTTCGCCAGCCGGACCAGGCTCGCCCCGTAGAAGAACTTGCAGGGTTCCAGCACCTCGTAGACCACGGTGGGCGCGGATGCAGCGCCCGGAGACGGCAGAGGCGGCTCGGGAGAGGCGGCAGCCCCCGTCGCCTCCGGGCTCGACGCGAAAGCCGAGGACTCGGCTCCACCCTTCGATCGACGCGTCGGCTTGCCGTCGGGCGCTCCCGCAGCGGGCGCGGGGGCGACGGGCGCGGGCGCCTCGACATCGGAGGCGGTCATCTTCGCGCTGGCGAGCGGATCGTGGGTGTTGGCCATGGTGTCCTCACTTCGCAGGAAAGGAAGCGGCGCGTTCTGATTGAGTCGTGCTGCGATCGGGTTTCACGTCGGTTTTACGAGGCGACGGCTCGTTCTGGGTGCAGCCGGTTCTCGATCGTCTCGCAGGCCGAAGCCCAATGAGTGTCATCGGCTAAGATGATCTCAGTGCCGCCAAGTAGGCTATCGGGATCGGAAATAAGGCAGCGATGCCAGTTTCTAGATGCCGAATCACCTACCACGGGAAGATCATGGGTTCTCTGAGCTCCGAAGAGCTAGTGAACTTGAACGCGGTCCGAAGACCTTGTTCGATCAACCCTACGGGTATCCCGGAGGCTTGGCTCGTCCGGGCCGAAGCCCGAAGCGACCTCCGTCTCGCTGCAAGGCCCCATGCCAGGGACGAGCAGCAGAGCTTGCGCCGAGTGAGCACCGGGGGTGCTCTGTTCGCCACGGCGGGTGTGGCGAGGGCCGCTCGGCGCGGCCCAGAGCCATCACGCGTGCTCGATCGTGAGGAACCGCTTGTAGCGGCTCGCGTCGCCGGTCGCGGCGTCCGTGCGGACCGGCCAGTCGCCGACGAAGCGCCACGAGACGGCGACCATGTCCTGCATGCGGTTGAGCGGCGACCGGATGATGAGCTGGATCCGGTCCGACATGATCTCGATGCCGTTGTTCGAGATGCGCGGCTCGGCGACCGCGCCGGTCAGCCCGGCCTCGGTGATCAGCGCGTCCTGGTTCTGCCAGTACTCCATCACGCCGCCCTGCGCCGTGAAGAGGATCCGGTGCACCTTGAGGCCGCTGGTGGTGCCGTTGGTGTAGAGCTCGCCCGCGAACGGGTCGCTCTGATCGAAGGTCGCCGTCGAGCCGCCGTTGACGGTCGAGGGGATCGGGCACTCCGAGTTGCGGAGGAAGACCGTGTTCAGCATCTCGCCGAGCGCGAACTGCTTGTAGGCGTAGTAGTCCGGCAGCGCGGTCATGAGGCGCTGGAACTCGTCGTCGGCGAAGAGCTTGGTCTGCGACACCGGATCGAGGTGCGCGTGGAAGCGCATGTCGGGGTGCTCGGGGACGTTCTGCTCCCAGAAGTGGGCGATCGCCTCGCGGACGTCCGCCAGCGTCGGGATGTCGGTGGAGATCAGGTCGTCCACCTTGTTCCCGCCGCCCGGCCGGATGAGGTAGGTGCGGTCGACGGAGATGACGTACGCGCGATCGAGCACGTTCGTCACCGACGCCGAGAGCGTGAGCACGCCGGGACCGACCTCGTCGCCGGGGGTGTCCGGCGTGTAGCCGATCACGTTGAACGAGGTCGCCGCGCCGTTGTCGAAGACCGTGATCGCGAGCGGGTTGCTCGACGAGACGGGATCGAACCGCACGACCGACGCGCCGCTCACGTTCGGGTTGCGCGCGCGGGTGAAGCCGTTGAGGCGCTTCACGCGGAGGCTCGCCGTCGCGCTCTGCGCACCGTCGGCGACCGTCCAGCCGGAGAGCGCCGCGTTGTACATCACGTCGCGCACCTTGCGGTTGAGCGACTGCGCCGCCATCAGGCCGAGCTGCTGCGCGTTGCGGAGGAAGAGATCGATGATCGCCACGATGCTCGACGGCATGTGGGTGTCGATCGTACCGTGGTACTGGTTGATCTGCGCCGTCCACTGCTCGACCGAGTACGTGACGGGCGTCGGGTCGGTGCCCGGACGCGCCGGCCGCATGTCGGGGGCGATGAGGCCCGGAGCGGAGAAGATCATGGAGTCGCCGACGTTGAGCGGCCACTCGATCGGCGTCGCCTCTCCGCGGAACAGCATCCGCGGGAACAGCGCGTCGTGGAACTCGCGCTCCAGGATGTTGCTCTGAACGACCGCGCGCACCTGCGGGGTCTGGAGGATCGTCGAGAAGTCGGGCATGGGATTGTCCTCGGGTGCGCTGTCGTCAGCGCGGTGATGGGCCTACTCTACATGACGCGAAATCAGGATGCCAGACCCACGCATCCGACCACGACTCACATCCCCGGAACGGGCCTGCGGATGCCGACGCGCGCGAGGAGCTTGTTGTACTCCTCGGACGAGAGCCGGCGCGCGTCGACGGGACCGCCATCGGCCAGCCCACCACCGTTGTCGGGGGGCTGCGCCAGGCCCGACGCCGGCATCGACGTCGGCACGCCCTTGGGCGGCGGGGGCGCTGCGGGCGGCGTGGCGGGCGTCGTCGACACCGGGCGATCGACCACGCCGTAGAGGTACGGGTGGCTGGTGCGCAGTTCCTTCGCGAAGAACTCCGTCTCGTTGAAGGTCTTGAGCTCTTCCGGCGTCTTGTTGCGGATCTTGCGGCGCAGCAGTTCGAGCGCGTAGTCGACGTCCTGCACGCCCGCGCGCACAGCCGCGG